TCTCTACGACAGATTAAGATTCTGCCTTATGCAGAAAAGAAAAACTACGAACTAGTCGCGAAATATTCGATCGGAAATAAGTCAAAAGAGTATAAATAGTAATAGAATTGGAATGCGGAAGAATTCGTTTTCCGCAGAACTACTCATTCAGATCGATGACGGGATCACTTCTGATACGTCAAAAATGATTTGAATGGGAACTTTGTAAACATAAAACTTTCTTGCTAATATTAGGAGAAATACACCATGAACACACTTCCTTCCTCCAAGGCTGCTTCTCGCGCCGTCAAGAACTTCGTTTCTTTTCCAGAGATCACTGACTTTCTGGATCGAGCTCAGCAAACTATGTTGGGTTTTGGGCCAGATTGGGGAGATCGGCTTCTCTCTTCTGTCGCAAATTCAGATGTGGCATACCCGCCATATGACCTGCTAAAGATCGACGATCAGCATTATCGAATCGTGATTGCCATTGCAGGATTCTCTCGTGACGAACTCGATGTGGTCGTGGAGAAACATCGTCTGACGATTTCCGGCAAGAAAACTGAGAAGACCGAAGAAGAAACGTCAGCCGCTTCTTGGAAAACCATTCACAAGGGTATCGCGACACGCGCATTCACTCGGACCTTCATGCTCGCAGACTACACTCGAGTCTCTGACGCGAAGTATGAAGATGGTCTTCTGACTATCGACGTGGTTCGTGAGATCCCTGAAGACTTGGCTCCGAAGAAGATTCAGATTCAATAGTCGTTTCTGAGGAGATGCTGGAGAGAGCAATTCTCTCCAGCAAAATCTTTATAGTAATGGAAAATAAGATGAATGACATTTCAATTGATAATATGTATTCGGCATCTAGTAACATGATTTTGCTGAATGAAAACTCTTCTGAGACATACAATATAATATATGATCTAGATCAGCATATCTGCAATATTACTGAACAATATTCAAGAATAAAACTTAATCTTAATTTTTCTGGAATCGATGCAAATATTCTAAGATTTCTTCATAGAAAAGTTAATTTTACCGGATTTATGGAAGCATCTATTGCACTTTATAATGGTAAAAGCATAACTGCAAAAAATTATCAATTTGATAACATCATGCATGCATTAGATCATTTCCTAAATCTTAAGAATGCTGACAATCTAATTTTTGTATATAGATTAATTTTCAACCCGCAATTTTATACAGAAAATTTTATCAATCCATCTACATTTGAAAATGTTCTAATAGATGAGCCTAGAATAACTCCAGATAAACCATATTGGAAGATTCAATTTGCCACAATTTCTCCAGAAGAATTGATGCAAGTTTGAGTAATTTGATCTGATCGCAAATTTATCTCGGTATATCATTGTGACTACAATAGAGAATGAAATCCTCGATGAACTGATGCAATGTCCATCTGATGAATTGGTCGAATTAGACTATGACTGTGAATATGAAAATGCACATAAACTAAATCCATCAACAAAACAATCAGACGATCTGAACAATGACGATTCAGATCTTCAATCCACAATTCACCAGGAATAACTCGTAATGCAAACTATTGAATTCTTTAAACTCGTGTCTGGAGAAGATCTGGTCGGAGAATTGATCTCTGAGACTGAAAATTCTCTTGTCTTCAAGAACATGCTTCTGATCAACTACGTTCCCAATGAACGCGGTCAAGTCGGACTGCAAATGCTCCAGTTTCCACTTTTGACAGATGACGGAGAAGAGATCGTCATCAACAAGAATGCCATCACTCTTCGTGCCAAGCCAAACGAAGACTTCCTCAACTCCTATCGCCAGAGGTTCGGTCACATCCAGGTCATTCAGAAGCCTGGGATCCTCACCATGTAACACGAATCAAAAAAGTCCTGTACATTACCGAGGAGGATTGATAGAATAGGCTTCATCAATCCTCCTTTCTTGTTTCTGCCAAAAAGGGATCTTCATGACTGACTTCTATACCAATGTCTCTCGACTGGGTTCTCAGATCCTCTATGCTGGTTACGAAAATGGAGAGAAAGTCCTAAGAAAGGACAAGTTCTCTCCTTCTCTCTACATCAAGACTCCTAAGAAAGATTCTCCCTATCGTTCAATCTACGATGAACCTCTTCAGAAACTGGAATTCGGATCGATCACTGAGGCTTCAGACTTCATCAAGGAAGCCGAGGGAACCAATCTTGACGTCTTCGGAAACACTAACTTCGTCTTTCAGTATATCGTAGACAAATTCCCGAACGAGATCAAGTCTGTCGATTCTTCGTTCATGAATGTCTGCATCTTTGACTTGGAGATCTCATCTGAATTCGGATTTCCCAGTCCAGACAAAGCAGAATTTCCAGTCATTTCTGGAGCATTCTATTTCTCCAAGACAGACGAATACATCGTCTTCGGTCTGAAGTCTGGATATGTACCTCCAGAAAATCTTGGAAGTAAACCTGTACGATTCGTCCAGTGTACCGACGAAGTCAATCTTCTTTCTCGAATCATTGCCCTTCTCAATGTCCATTCTCCAGACATCTTGACAGGATGGAACATTCGACTTTTCGACATTCCCTATCTGATTCATCGAATCGATCGAGTTCTCGGTGAAGATCAGTCAAGAAAGCTTTCACCCTGGGGAAGAATCAATCAGAAGTCGATCGTCATCAAGGGAAAAGAGAATCTCGCGTATGACATTCTGGGAATTTCTCAGCTCGATTATCTGGATATCTTCAAGAAGTTCTCTGTTCTTACTTATGGACAATTAGAGAACTATCGACTGGATACAGTCGCAGAAGCAGTAATCGGAGAAAACAAACTCGACTATTCGGAGTATTCCAATCTTCATGAGCTCTATGTAAATGATTATCAGAAATTTCTCGATTACAATCTTCGAGACGTCTCATTAGTCTATAACATAGATCAACAAGTTAGATACATCGACATCGCGGTCATGCTGGCATTCATGACTGGCGTAAATTTTATTGATACTCTTGGAACCGTGAATGCCTGGGACACATACATCTATCGAGAGCTTCTGAAACGAAATCAGATAATTTCTCCAAAGAAGATCACTAAACGAGAATCTTATGAAGGAGCATATGTAAAGGAACCCGTTCCAGGAATGTACGAATGGATCGTTTCATTTGACTTAGCTTCACTCTATCCAAACATTCTGATTCAATGGAATATGAGTCCAGAAACATATGTAAGTAACGAACATCAATTTATTCCAAATGGAATTCAAGACATCTTGGACGAGAAGATTCGAAATGAAAAGCCTGAAGTTTATACGATGGCTGCAAATGGAGCATATTTCAAAAAAGATCGACAAGGAATTATCGCCGAATTGGCAGAAAAGGTCTATAATGAACGAGTAGAAGTTAAGAAATACATGCTCGAATGCGAAAAGAAACTTCAGAAAGAAAATGATCCCAAGCGCATCATCGAGCTAAAGAAACAGATAGACATATCAAAGAATCAACAGATAGCAATCAAGACAGCTTTGAACAGTCTTTATGGCTGTCTTGGCACACCTTTTTTCAGATGGTTCAATGTCACGATTGCAGAGGCAATCACTCTGTCAGCACAGATCGCTGCGAAATGGTCTGAAAAGCGAATCAATGAATATCTAAATCAACTTTGGAAAATGGATAAAGACTGGACGATAACGATGGACACAGATTCAGTGTTTGTCAATATGTCTAAATTCATAGAATCATTCAAACCTGCATCTCCAGTAGACTTTTTAGATCGCATCTGTAAAGATTCGATTGAACCCGTAATCAGATCCGGATACGATGAATTGTTCGATGTCGTCGGAGGATATAAACCACGTCTTCAGATGAAACGTGAAAAAATCGCGAATAAAGGATTCTTTTTAGGCAAAAAACGATATTGCGTCTCTGTCCTCGATAATGAGGGTGTAAGATACAAGGAACCCAAGATTGCCATCACCGGAATCGAGGCAATCAAATCTTCCACTCCGAAGATCATTCGAAAGAGTCTTCGAGACTCATTTCAGATCATTCTCGAGAAAAGCGAAGACGAAGTCAAGAAATTTATCGACGAGACCAAGATCATGTTCATGAATTCGTCTCCTGAGCAGATTGCCTTTCCTCGGTCTGTCTCGGACGTCGAGAAGTATTCGGACAAAAAGACTCTATATAAGAAGGGAGTTCCAATCAACTCTAGAGCCGCGATTCTCTTCAATCACTATGTAGACAAGCATGGTCTCGATAAGAAGTACATGAAGATCAATTCTGGAGACAAGATGCTCTGGCTCTATCTGAAGATTCCTAATCCGATTCGAGAGAATGTCATCGGTTTCATCGATAAATTACCTGAAGAATTCGGACTTCATGACTACGTGGATTATAATCTTCAATTCGAAAAGACTTTTCTCTCTGTCTTGAATCCGATTTTCGAGAAGATCGGATGGAGCGTCGGAAATGAGACAGACCTCAGTGATTTTTTCTGTTAAAAACAAAAAGGAGACGTTATGTCACAGAATTGGGTAGAAGACATCAATAGAATGCATGCTCATTATGAGTTTCATGATCACTTCAATTCATTCGATCCAGAGACTCGACTCAAGTTTCTGGAGTTCAGAGCCAGATTCCTCGAAGAAGAACTCAATGAGCTCAAGCAGGCAATCGAAGATCGAAATCCAGAAGAGATCGTCGATGCGCTGATTGATCTCATTGTGATCTCGATTGGAACCCTGGATGCAAATGAAATCAATGCTCATGCCGCCTGGAATGAAGTCTTGAGAGCAAACATGAACAAACACGTCGGGATCAAAGAAAGTCGACCCAACGAACTCGGACTTCCAGATCTGATCAAGAAGCCAGATTGGATTCCACCAGATCATTCTGGCAATCATGGGTGGCTCTGGCAGATCAGACATGATGTTGTTACACAATGATACAAAAAGGTCCTGTACAGCCAGACTCTTCCGAGTTATAATGGCTCCTGTCAAATCTGAAAGAGGATGAATATCATCATGAATGACCCGACTCCAGAATCGATTCTAGTCTTGAACGAGTGTGCTGAACTTCAACTTCGAAAGTCTCAAGACTATCAGAATCCAAAGTCTCGAATTCAACAAGCGAATCACTATCCTCGTGGAGTCGCCACGATCGTCGATATGGCATACCAGAAGATTGTTCGAATGTACTCGGTCATGGAAGCCATGGAAGCTGGAGAGAATCCGAATTTCGAGTCTCTTGAAGACTCCATGAAGGATGCCATCAACTATCTCTCGTTCGGAGTCTCATATCTTCGTGGGAAAATGGACGGACAAGATCCGAATCGAGACTTCTTGAATCGTCGAAAAATCGAGAAAAACTGATCATGAAGAAAGTCGTAGACATTCGTCAGCAGTTTATCCAGAAGTATCAGGATCAGGACTTCGTCATTGACAAGACTGGCGTCAAGATGATCGAGATCATCGGAGAAAGTTTTCTGGTTGATGAAGACTGGATCATTCGCAAACCCAACTATGAATATGCTCAACGAGAGATCGAGTGGTACAAATCTCAGTCTCTCTACGTCGACGACATGCCAGGCGAAGTTCCAAAGATCTGGAGACAGGTTGCAGATGAAGATGGAAAGATCAATTCGAATTATGGATATCTGATCTGGTCCGATGAAAATTTCAATCAATATAAGAATGTCCTGCATGAACTTGAAAGGAATCCATATTCACGTCGTGCAATCATGATCTATAATAGACCCTCGATGCACTATGAATATGATCTTAATGGAATGAATGATTTTGTCTGCACTCTGGGTAATTCGTTCTATATTCGTGATGACAAATTGATCTCTCACTATATGATGAGGAGCAATTGCGCCATCTTTGGTGCAAACAACGATTTTGCCTGGGCTAAATATGTTCAAGCAATGCTGGCCAAAGATCTGAACGTAGAAGTCGGTGACTTGATCTGGACTGCGTCTTCTCTTCATGTGTATGAGTACCATTTCGTTCACATCGAGAATTTAATCAAAGCTGATGAATAAGATCAGAATTCTGGTCGTCGGAATGAATCCATCTAATAGACCTACACGTAAGAAAATCTTCAAGAATTCGACGTTTGATCGTCTTGTCAACTGGATGAACCTCTTGTCGATTGACTACTTCTCATTCATGAATGTCTGCGATCGTCCTGGAGCAGTCTCAATTCGAGATGTGGACGCAAAGGCTTTGATCGAAGCTTCTCGATCTTATTCGAAAATCATCGCACTCGGTGGAATTGCATCCGACGCACTGAAGCGCTGCAGAATCGTTCATTTTCGACTTCCTCATCCATCTCCGAGAAACAGACTCCTCAACGATCCTGCTTATGAATTCTCGGTTTTACGAGACTGCAGAAATTACCTCTATGAACAATAAAATAACGATAATCGATAATCTGACAGAGACATTTAATGGTCCCATAGTCAGAAGTGGTCTTCAGAAGAGTTCAAAACTCGATGCCAGAGCTTTTTCTAGACTCGGCTTTGATACGACATACATCTTCTGTGGAAACAATGAAGATTCACTCTATGATTACAAGAAGATTCGAGTGGATGAATTCGGCGCGAAAGATCGTGCAGTCAGAGAAGGCAAGAGCCCGCGTCAGTCTGCCGTCTATGTGAAACAATATCTGAAGAGAGTTCAGAAAGAATTATCAGAGTCCGACTATATTATCGCGCACTGTCATTCGATCGGAATGATCACCGGACTCAACAATCTGGTCAAAGACAAGAACATCCTCTTCATCATTCATGACATCATAGACTACGTCTGGTGTCTTGGATTCTCTGGTGCATTGAACAATCTGAGAATTTCGAAAAGAAATAACGCAAAGGTTCTTACTAATTCCAGATATTCAATAGACCGACAGAATGCGATCTTTAATCGAATCGAAGATAAAGAAGGACTTCTTTCAGGAGATCTTGCATTCGATGGATATATTGATCACTTTGTCTGGACAGACATGATTCCGACTTCAGAAGAAATCGTCTCTTGTGGCAAGACGTCGGCAGTCATTGGACGATATGAGTCTTCGAAGTATCATCATAAGCTATATAAGTATAGGAATCCAGAGAATGTAATAGTACATTATGGCATTCGAGATCCACGAAGAGATCCAGACTTGAAGTACTACAACAAACTGATTTCTTCTGCGAATGCATATCAAGAAAATCTGTCAGATGAAGATCTCTGGGGTGCTCTGAAGTCGAGTCAATCAATCATTCTTCCATGTTTTCATGAGGGATTCGGATTCACTGCCTTCGAAGCAGGAATCTATGGTGTCATTCCGGTCATTCTCACTAAACCTCTGGAAAAATCAAAGCCCCATCAGCATGCTACTGTGGAATATCTGACGAGATCCGAAGTCAAGCATTTTTCTGCAGACTTCGGAGATGAAGATGAGATCTTTCGACAGATTAATGAGTCTCTGAATGTGACAACGGAAGATCGAATCGAAGTCTCGAAGAATCTTCTCAAATACTTTACTGTCGAGAACTATGTCAACGACAGGTTGGAATGGTTGAATTCAGAGTCTCTTCATGCTGAACAGACAGATGAACAGATTCATTCCACTCTAAATGATTTCTTTGCATAAAAACCATCATGATTTCACATGCAGCAATCGTTCCTCTGATCGGAGGACTTCCAATCGGATTGAGTCGAGCTTTCAATTCTAAACCCAGTTACATCTTGAGCTATGAACCCTTCGCGAGTAATGATTCGCATCTCGTCAATTACTGGTCGGATGTTCCTTATTGTATGCTCGAAGGAACAGATGAAGATCCAAGACATCCGAAAGTAGACGTCGTTTCTGTTACATGTCCCTGCGCAGGTCTTTCGTCTCTTTCTCCATCTGCTTCGTCATTCAATCCTAAGAATGACTGGATGACGAAGACTTCTGAATACATCTTGTCCAAGATCGAACCAAGAGTCGTGATTGGAGAAAATGCGCCAAGACTCGCGACTGCTTTGGGAGAACCTGTGGTCAAGTCTCTGATCGAGATCGGAGATCGATATGGATATACATTCTCTTTGTACAAGACCAAGTCTATTCTGCATGGGCAATCTCAGGTTCGAGACAGATCGTTTTACTTCTTTTGGAAAGAACAAGATCGAATTCCGATCTTTGAGTACTACAATCGTCCTCATGAAAAGATCGAAGACGTCATTCTGAACACACCCCGACTCTCGAGTGATCCGATGAGTCAGATCCTAACCAACGAGAAGAAGCCGACCGACAATCCCTTCTATCGTTTCGTTCTAGAAGAGATCGAGGGTGGCATCAGTCATGCAGAATTCTCTCGAAAGATCAAGAAGACTGTCAATCCTCTGGACTATCTTGAACAGCGTGGGTATACCTACGACGTGGTCCATGACTGGATGATCAAGAACAAGTATGAAAAAGAGGCACGGACTGCAAAAAGAGCCTTTACAAAACTCGCGTCTGGTGGTAATATAATGCGAAAGACGACCGAGATCGTCAAGGATCACATCGGAGCCTTCGTTGGTCATTTTGTGAACAGTTGTTCTCATCCGACAGAAGATCGATACCTGACTGTCCGAGAAGCGCTGGAGATCATGAAGATGCCAAGAGACTTCGTCCTTCTTGGAGGAAGAAAGAATCTCAATCACATCTGTCAGAATGTGATCACGACCACGGCTGAAGACATGGGCAAAAACATCGTGAAGTATTTAGAAGGAAGAGCAGAAATGATGACTAATGCAACCTTCATGATTCAGGACAATAAATCCAGATCCATTCAGAAGAGTATTTCCAGTAGAGAACAGAATAATTCTTCTAGTCTTTCTGACTTTTTCTAAAAACATCATGTGTAGTTCTTCATTTGAAATGACTGTCTTCGAGTCTCTCTATGACGTGAAGACAGAACGAAGGATTCGAAAAAATTCTTGGAATGAATTCGTCAAATTTCTTCAAGATCTCTCTGGATTGTCATACACCAAGAAGACAGCTCCTCTGATCTCTCCGGCAGTCTACAAAGATGGAACTACGCGTTCGAACAAAAACGTCTCAGCTTGGGCTGGTTGGGCTGCGCTCGACATAGATGCTCATCCTTTTGATAATATAGGTGCTGTCAAGTGGTGGATGAATGAATTTCATTCAGAAAAGACCTATCTCTGTTATTCGACTGCGTCTTCTTCTCAAGTCAAACCTAAATTCAGATTGGTATTCCCATTGACAGAATGGATCGATGACTCTCGAAAGATTCAACGATTCTGGATGGCTCTGAACAAAGAATTTGCTGAGATCGCAGATCAACAGACAAAAGATCAGTCACGGATGTATTTCATTCCCGCGCAGTACACAGAATCTGACAACAATTTCTTCTGGTCTGTCAAAAAGAATGCAATCAATCCAGACGCTCTGATTCGAAAGCATAACATGGAGAGTCTTCAGATCAATTCTGGAACGTCTTTTCTAGACATGCTTCCAGAGAAGATGAGAGAAGAAATCATTTCATATCGTGAACAACAATTGAAGTCTAGTGGAAAAAGATATAACTGGACTGACTATCGGGATTGTCCCTTTGTAAAAGAGGAACCACTGAGAAACTATCGAGAAATTGCTCTGACCGGACAGGAGGGAAGATATCGAAGTCTATATAATCTAATGGTCTCAATCGCTGGAGCAGCGATCATGAGAGAATATGCGATCACTGCTCATGAAATAAAAGATCTGGTCTTAGAGATCGATTCCGATGTCGACTCTTTCTATAAGAATCGAAAGATCTTGCCGGAATGCGAACGTGCAATTGCTTTCGTCTACACAAATAAATGAGGAAATGAATATGAATATTTTTGCAAAAACCACCAACGACGTCTTGATTGAGGTTGAGAAGCCGAATCACTATCAACTTCGAAATGGGCTGGAAGTTCGAGACGTGATCAATGCCTTTCTGAACAAGATCATCAATGAGACTCCAGAAACCGCCGATCCAGTCTTCGATCATCTCTATGAATATAGTAACGCGATCAAGTATATCCTGCGCTCTCCATTCAAGGAAGATCCGATCAAAGACCTGAAGAAGGCGAAGTTCTGCATCCAGACGATCATCGATCGGCTCGAAGAGAAGTCGTCTGTTACAAATTGAAACAAAAAAGTCCTGTACGTCATGTCTTCGTCAGGATAGAATAGCGCCATGAACACCCAACCAGATATCCCGACAGAATACGAGTACGTGGTGACGTACAATGAAAATTCAGTCACGCACAAACACGTCTTTGACTCTTATATGTCTGCCCAGCAATTCATCATGCAGGAAATCGAAGAAAACGAACAGATCGATTCATTTCACATGAAACTCATCGATAAAAGCAAGAAAGAAATCTAAAAATGACAGAAACAATCAACGCAGAAAACACCGCCATTTCATATGAATATCTTGTAAATGTCTTCGATGCAAAAGGTATTCGAATCGAACAGAAGAGGTTTAAGACTTTCGATGATGCAAATGCATTCATGATCATGGAACATGAGAAGGGTTATGATACTCATTTGTCTCGGCTTCAACTGATTACAGAGTGAACTACTTGTTGACTAAAGATCAACAAGCTTCTTGGGCTGATACTGCCAATGGAGGTAAATGCTTGGTTATCGCTAGGTCTCCTAATGGAGTTTTACCTGGTGTCGTAACCAGAACCTTACCTCCATCGGACTCATGTATCATGTCGCTAACTAGTGTAGCATCCACAAGCGTAAATTCCCGTAGTTCCTACGGTACAATAGTATTTATAGCATGCAATTCATCCTGACGACTAAAGATCATCGGGTTTT